ATTATACCAAATAAAAAAAGCCCCAGCAAATGCCAGGGCTTCGACCACTACTGCCATGATATCCCTACTGCAGTGTGAGGGGAGGTGATATACTCCTTTTCGTTTTTTTAATTTTCGTGGTCTTGATTAATTATCCGTAGTAGTTAACGAGGTCGTCTTTATCCCAACATGAGAGCCAAACCGTACCAAATTGGCCAAACTCGAAATGTCGATAATAATAACCGCCGTAGTAGCCGCCGTCTTGCATGTCAGTGATGTTAGATTCATCACCGGCGAAACTAAAGAACATGCCTGCTTTGAAATCTTGATCAGCACCGTCTGGCAAGTCGTTACCGTCTGCATCTACCCAGTTGACCATAGAAACGGGAATACCGTTCTCTGTCCAGTCAAAACCAACGGGTGCTAAATAGTCACATTTGATTTGCCAAATGCCATTAACATATTTGACCTCATTGGCTTCATAGTATGCTTTTTCTTGTGGCACGACTGCCGTGTTAGCTTGATTGTTAGTCTGAGGTGCAGTGTCAGCGTATCGCCAAACCTCGATATAAGCTGGCTGATTCCATCCGTAGTAATCATTCCAAGGGTAAGTATTGATTGCTTGTCCAACTGCTCCTTGAGTTGAGAAATCGCAACTAATGAAGTATGTATCATCAATCATGACACCGACATGTCCACCAGCTCCACCAGAACTAGACATATCAGCACCCCATGACATCAAAACGATGTCGCCTGGCAGTGCATCCCATGATTCATTACGGCAAACACGATAGAAGCCATTATTTGAAAGTTGCTGACCAAGAGTTACCGTTGACGGGAGCCCTTGAATTGGGATGCCAGCTTCTTTCAAAACTTGCGACATGATGCCGGAACAGTCTCCAGAACCGTCTGAACCATTGCGAGAGCCGAACATTGAATACGTGATTAGCCCTCGTCGGCTGGTGAAACCAGTAACAATAGATTGTTGTACACTCATTTAAGTGCCTCCTTGTAATTATTTTTGAATACTCTGTTTAATTTCCGAGATAGTTCTCTCTAACTCTTCGACCTTCTGTTTTAAAGCGTCAATTTCGCTTGTGGGTAATTGAGACTTTGTTACAAGCGGGTCTTCCGCAAATTTATTTTGTTCTAAAACCTGTAGAAAAAAGTTATTGTAAGTTGGAAACAACCCATACGCTTGGCTGATAGACAATGATGACGATTGTTTATCTTTAATTTCTTTGATATCTGCTCCGACCGCTTGAGCAAATTCTGTGAACTTACTCATAGGCTCACGCTTTCGCTGCGTTGTATACGTTCACAAGGTCTTCTTGCTCTATGGTATCGAGACGGCCACCCAATTCGGTCATTTTCGAGATAATGCCGCTATCAGTATTGCCACCCGCTGCGCTGATTTTATCAGCGATTTCCTTGAGTGTATCAAGCTCTTCCGGTGCATTACCGATGATGTCAGCCTTAGCTTGCGTAATAGCTTGTGTCAAGCGTTCTTCGGTGATACCGCCTGCACCTTTATCCTCTTTACCTGCGAGGGTAGTTTTAATTTCCTTGATGTCAGCACCCACGGCTTGGGCGAAATCATGTAATTTACTCATTTATGTTTCCTTTCAAATTTTAGCTAGATTGTAGATGTTTACGAGGTCTTCCGTGGTTTCACTGCCACCGGCAATGTACCCAGAATCTCGTAATTCATCCGCTAGTAACTTTAGTTTAGGGTCTTTCTTTGATGGAATCGCACTACCGATGTTTAGTGAGCTCTTAACTTTCACCTTGAAATTGTTTGATGGGAAGATATGTCCATTCAGTTTAACTTCGAGGTAGTAAGTGCCGGGCTCTACGACGTCACCCATGACGAAGGTAAAATGCCCGTTCTCCACGGTTACATCTTGATAGAGTGCCACGGTTTCATCATTTGACAGCGTGAGCTTACCAGTACCGGATAACTCCATGCGTCTGCCATCAGCCCCTAAAATTTCAAAACCAAAGACGGAAGCAACATTCCCACTCTTGAGAATGTCACCCCCTTCAATCTGGTTGATAGAGGTCATGAGTCTAGACATAAGCTAGTCCTCACGAGGTTGATTATAGTTTAATGCACGTTCACTGTCTGCCACACCCTTAGTTGTTGGGTCTGTAACAATACCCAAGATTACCAAGATCACAACGAAAGTATTAACACCCTCTTGAATGTTGCTAGGGATATTAAGCCCGAATTGTTGCAACATAAGGAACACTGCTGAGATAAGAGCTACCAAAGTAGCCTTGTTTTGCAAACGTAGTTTAAAGTTAATCATTGTCATTATTCTCCTTTTCTTCTTTCAAGAAAAACTTTTCTTTGTCGATGTTTCTCTTAACGTATTTGTCAATATAAGGGATTTCAACCCCTAGTGCCGATAGACTAGCCAAAATGCTAGAGCCGTAAGCGGCAATCATGGCAAAGATAAATGTATCTAAGACACCTCCCAAGTTCATGAAGACCGCAAACGGATAGAAAATGGCTACGAACGTAAACATGGCTATGTGACCGACTAGCCCTTTTCTAAATTTCGAGCTCGAAAACTCATGGAAAGCCCAAGCCCTGGACACACCGATGGCAATGTCACTGAAAATGATAACCATTAGCAGAAACACCCATAAATGCTCGTCTATGCCGTGGTCGTAGAAATCTTTGACCACTTGAAAAATACCAAAGATTCCGTCTGGTTTGTGCATTTCACACTCCTTAACATTTTATTTAACCCCCATTTTTTAAAAACTATTTCAAAAGAATATTGTTGCCGTCAGTGGCATAACCGATGAAATCGTTAGAATTCACCGCCGCAAGACGACCATCAACCAATCCAATGCGTTGACCCATTGTTAACGAACTGATACCAGTATCGTCTTTAGCAACGTAACCAGCATACTTAATCACACCCATAGCGTTTGGCTCGATATCGTCGAGCGATACGCCGTAAAAACGCCAAGGTTCGTCAGTTCCCAATGGCTGTACTGAGTTACCAACCAATTCCACCGGCATACCGACTGTGATTCTAGTCTGGCTAGTGTTTTTAAGTGTTCGGACTTCATCCGCAAATTCGACACGTTCCTTGCGTCCTGTACTGTTAATGTTAATGTAAGGCACAATCGTATTACCACCACCAGACACGGCAAAATGGTTGCCATGACGTGAATTGCTTTGCTCCTCGAATAGCTTGACAGCCTTGTCGATATTACAGTTTTCAATGGTTACGATTGACTTCTTAGCTCCCGTGCCATAAGACCCAAAACGGATTGATTCTTCACCACTGCCAGTGATAAAGGTACATTTTGAAATCTTCACACGGTTAGATTCAACATTGAAGTTGTCATGCATTGAGAATGGCAATGTTGTTGATTTAAAGGTGCAGTTCTCAAAGTGGTAACTACCACCAGAACCCATACCCGCTGCGTATGCTTGCGTTGAGCTCCAAACACCGTTTTTGTTTCCTTGATGCTCAAAGTAACAATCAATGTACTTCATATCATTGTTACTGTACTGGTTGTTAGTCTCATCATGGACTGCGTAGCGGGTATTGCGGACAGTGATTTTGATATTCTTGATTGTATTATGACGCCAAACGTTTAAAACGCTTGTACGGCTTGAAGTTGCCCAAGTGGTCTTATTGTCTGGAATTTCCATTTTAAGGCGAACATCACCGACTCCGATAATATTAACGTAGTCAGGCACTTCGATACCTTGGCGCTCGCTTCCGTTGCTTTCTACACTTCGAAGGAACGCATCTCCACCAAGTTCTTGCAAGATGTCATATTCTCCCGAATGAATATAGAGCGTTACAGGGTCGTCGGCGTTACCGGCACCGACTGCCTTAATGGCTTCGGTTAGTGTGCTGAAATCCCCCGCTGATTTCTTGATGGTGTACTCATTCTTTAGTTTAGGGAAAGCAATTGGTGTGTTACTTTCCAAGGCACTAGCTCCGTAATTCAGATTAGGCAGTTTAGACGCTGCACCAAGACCACCCTGGATAAGCTTAGACGGATTCTCTGCCAATCGTCGAGTGATGAGCAAATAGCCATTCTCGGTAGGTGTGAAGTCTTCACTAATCAGATTATCGTTTGAAGAAAACTGCTTCAATCTACGGTCATCGAGACTAAAGTAATAAGTAAAGAACCCTCGAACATCCTTTAAGCCGTATTTCTTGCCTTTTTCAAGATAGAAAGGCGGATATGCCCCCCAGTCCTTAGAGTCCCCCATCTGTTTGGCTGTACCATTGTAGTATTTCCCACGGGTTAGCGTGTTCTCGTCGATAAGCTGCTTGATTTCTGTTACAAAATCTAGATCAGTAGCTTTGACATCAACTGACAATTTAGGGATTTTTAGCGAGATATAGCCGTCTGGAAGATTGTTCATGTCAACGTTAGCCGCTGCAATCTCTGCCACTGATGCGTTGAAAACCTTAGGCTTAGCGTCACTATTTCGAGTAGAAATATAGAGGATTGCATCTTCTGATGGTGTGTATTCTGTACTGGTCACCACGTCGCTATTCGCTAATTTCTTAATGATACGGCTACCGTCCACTGATGTCACATAAGACAGCACCCCACGAACACCGACAATGTAATAAGTCTTGCCTTTGTACAAGTTGACTGGAAGATAGCGGCTCCAATCATTATTATTGTCGTTGATAATCTTCCCGCCATTTTCTACCCAGAAAGTGCCGGTGATTCGGTCTGTAAGCATTTGCTTGATACCTTGAGCAAAGTCGATGTTGTCAGCGGTAACTTCGTTACCACCAAGCCCCCTAGACTGA